GTCCGTTACAACGAGGAAAACTGTGGCTGCTGGTTGGACAGCAGAGCCGACCTGCCAATTGAATGGCGACGCGGAATTTAAAGCCGGGTAATTACCCAAAAGCTAATGCATAACCCGATAAACCTATTTTGAAATCATGCTCCCTATCAACAAAATCCTGGTAATCTTGATTGTAAGTTGTCCTCCTCTTTATATCGCTTAGAGAGGGGAAGCCCTGGGCTATGAGCATCAAGCCCTCCTGACCCCCTACTTTCTCAAACAAGGTCCTGTCCTCCCCGCTCCAGCTAGAGAGGTCATCACGGTATACGTCCCCCAACATAAGGTCCCTCGCTTTGTCTCTCTCAATCTGAGTAGCGACAAGTATAAGGTAATCATGGGCCGCCTTAAGAAAGACATAGGCGGCCTCATTAGTGCCATAGGTGTCGAGTGCAAGCGCCCGCAGCCTAACTATGTGTGCCGGTATTGACTGAGCATTTCCGGCAACACAGCCTGCCTTCGAATAGTAGTCCATGGTTGGTCTCCAGGGGACCGGTTCCTCACCATGCCCTATGTCCATATTGACTATATACCTCTTGAGGAATTTAGGGCCCATGTGGACTATCTCAGGACCAAACATCTTATTGCTCACAACAGTAAAGAAATTCCTGTTTGGGACACCCCTGTCGACGACACAGTAGGTATCAGACATCTTAAGTTCCATGTGCCAAAACCACATTAAATAGTCCTTAAGAACCGTGGGGGTCTTGCCATCTTTACACATAAATGCCAAAACGCGCTTATCATAGGACAAAACGCCGTCGTCTCCGTAGTCCTTAAACCTACGAAAACACCTCTTAAACCAACTGGGGCGCCCCATCTGCTCATAAAGATATTGATCAAAACAATCAAATATTACTTCCAAGTACCAACTATCTCCCAGGGAAGTCATCAACTCACCGGAGAACATAAGACCAAATATCATGCGCCAATCGTCACCGAACCATTTGACTACCTTGGCAACTGAATTGGAAAGGGACCACAAGATAAGCCTCTCTATCAATTTAAAATCAGGGGACGATTTGTCATAGAGAAACCACGGGAGGAACATAGTGAACATGAGAAGGGATGCCAACACGGACTGATCGAACTTGGATATGTCAAGAGATATCCAAAACTTCTCTGCGTCACCTGAGGTGAAAAGTTTAGTAAATCTGGCTGCACCCCCATTGTGCCATTTATGCCCTATACCATTAGCCCCAGTACCATACGATCTCTCCATGGCTGGCAGAAATGCGAAGCGGTCCAAGTACGTCTTAATCGCGCAGACCACGAATATCACACGGGTCTTAAATGGGTCGGAACCTGGGAGACGGGACTCCGCTT